TTCACGTCGCTCAGGTTGATCTCGTTCGCGTCCTCGCGCACCATCGTGACCAGCGCCGGGGCGTTCAGGATCCCCAGCGGTTTCCCAACCCCGTCGCCCTCGATGATCGCATCTTCGGCGTAGAACCGCAGCGCGCTCGGCACATTCCGGTTCAGCCAGCTTTCCAGGTTCGCCGTGTCTTCCAGCTGCTCGTCGGTCGCATAGCACAGCGCCCCGACCTTCTTTAATTTCAGATCGAGCTGGTAGAACTTCGGCTTGCTTGCCGTGATCGTCGCGCCCTCGGCCAGCCAGTAACCGATGATCCCGCCGAACACCGATCCAACGTGCGTGCTTTCGTCCACGCCGTTGTACAGCATCGAGTTGCCCATCACCGGGTCACGGCTGATCCGGCGCAGGATTTCGCCTTCCGCCAGCATCCGCTCCACGATCTGCGAGCTGGTCTCTGTCGGCACCAGGTATCCGCCGTCCGCCGGGACGCCTTCGCTCATTCCGGTCGCCTTCAAACCCCGCAGGCGCACATCTGCCTGCTGCGGATAATAGGCCGCATGTTTGACCGCCTGGAAAAACTCGCCTTTCGATTTCCACGGCTGGTCGGCTTCGTCCTTCATCACGTCCACCCCGCCGCCGGTCGCCACGCCGCCGGTCTGCACTTCCAGCCGGGCGGCGATCATTGCCTCCATCTCCGGCTTCAATCCGCCGATCACCCCATCGACCAGCGCTTTCATGTCATTTGCGTCCATCTCTACCTCCGTTGTTATCGGCGCATCGCTGCGCCCGTCGAATGTTTGTTCCACCGTTTGCACCTCGGCTCCCGCTTCCGGTATCGCTGCGCTCTTCACCGCTCCGGTCTCTAGCTCAGCCTCTGCCTCTGCAGGTTCCGTAACTGCCTTCACCACTTCCACCACCGCCAGTTCGTTCGCCGGTCTCCGCCACTCGTTCGTGTCGAAGATCGCCAGCTCACCCACCGGCCACACATCGATCATCCCCGCCTCCCCCATCCTGACCAGGTGACCGACCGCCCCGCTGCTCGCCCGCATTTCCAGGCCAGCCTCAGCCGCATTGATGATCCGCCGCGCCAGCTCCTCTTTCTCGTCCAGCCGCACCTCGAACCAGAACCCCCGCTCGTCGACCGTTTTCAGCGTCGCCCGCCCGATCACCGCCGGGTCCGCTTGATACTCCCACGGATCATCCGGCCCGAACCCGTGGTAATACGTCACCGGGGTTGTGTCGCCTTCGATCATCCAGATATTCGTCCCCTCGTGGAACGTCTCGCCGTATGCGTCCCGCCCCATCAAATGCCCGCCGAACGGGACCCCCAGCACGTTCAGCCGCAGATCGCCCAGCTCGCTTTCCGCCAGCAACCGCTTCGCCTTCTCCTCCGCCCTCTCGCACGGCGACCCTGGCGCCGCGTCCGGCAGCATCACCTTGAATTGCATCACCTGTTTCACCATCTCATCCTCCTAAATCGATTGTCACGCCGCCTTCGCGCTCGATTTTTTCCCAAAATCCTTCTTTAGTCAGTACCCGATTGACAGCCCTGCGAATTTTCTTTCCAATAAGTGGTTGCATTTCATCGGATATAGCTTGCACAGTTACCCAGCCTGTCTCGGCGTGAAACAGGCTCTGGCGGTCTCTGTCTTGCACCCACGGCCCGTAGCTCGTGTCGTTCCCAATTACTGCGCCAAACCCGCCATTGAGTTCGCTAACGGTCCAGCTCTTGCTCAGCGCTTCGCTCCCGGCGCTCATCGCCCGCTTCCACGGCACCTCGATCAGCCCTTCCCGAATTGCCGCCATCACATATTTGTGCTGGCGCTGGCTTTTGAACTTCATTTTGTTTGCAACCGTCGTCGTCGCTCCATTAGGCCCAAGCACAATACCGTCAAATTTTCTTCTAGGCGCTCTTGCAACCTTGCCCTTGATGGTCAATGCGACGCCCATAATCGCAGCCTGGACAGTCGGTATAACGTTCTCCAACTTTCCATTGATTCGGGCAATATCTTGCTTGTCAATAGTGATATGGCTCATCACCGCTCCATCTCGTGATTCACCCAGCACCGGCACATCGGATGAGCGGGCGGCCCGTCTTCATACGTCCACCCGTCCCCCAATTTCTTCCCATCCAGCGGCCCGCACACCGGGCACACCAGGTCGTCGTTTTCGGTCGCCCAAAACTCGGCCAGCGAGATCCCGTACTGCCTCAACTCGCTCACAACCTCCCGCTCGCCTTCCACCGCCGCCCGGGTAACCTCGGTCACCGCGATCTTTTCCGCCCGCTTCGCTCCATACAGCCTCTCCAGCCTGGCTTCCAGATCGCCCATCGTCAATCCCTGTTCGTAAAAATCCGCCACCGCCGCTTGCGTCTCGTTCAGCGTCACCCGCTCGATATCCCGCACCAGCGTGCTCCCGTACTGCCGCGCCCAATCCGCCGCCGCCTTGTTGACCAGGTCCCAATCCACCCCGCCGCCCACCTCGTCCAAAAGCGTCTCGGCCTGGGCGATATAAATCTCCTCGATGATCGGCGTGATCGCGCCGCGCAATCCCTTCCCGCTCGTCTCCCAAAACTCCGCCGGGACGTTCTCCCACTTCGGCGGGTCGCCCAGCAGATCGAGCAGCTCGTTCAGCGCCGCCATCTGCGCCTTCCCGATCCGCTGCGCCAATCTCCGCTCCAGCTTCTCCCGGTCCTTGATCTGGCTCATGGATAGCCTTCCCACGTCCCAGCCCCAAACACCCGCCGCACCTGCTCCGCGTTCTTCGCTTCCTCCAGCGCCCCCTCGATGGCTCCCATCAGCGCAGCCGGGATCGCCCGGCTTTCGAATGCGACCGCCGCCGCCTTCCCTTCCTTCACCCGTTTAAGCGACTTGTCCCGCCAGCGCCGCAAATCCTTTTCCATCTCATCGCTCTCGCCGCCAGCCGGTTTGTTTCCGCTCTCCGCTTCCCGTTCCTGCTTTTCGACCGCCCGCTCTTTCTCGATCCGCGCCGCCTGCTCCGCCGTCAGCTGGTATCCCAAAATCTCCGCCGCCGTCAGCGTGTCGAAACCGGCGCTCGTCAGGTTCAGCAGCGCCCCGCTTCGCTGCGCCTCGTCCACCTGGAAGATACCCATCTCCTCGAAGTCGAGTTCCACCCGCAGCCCCATCGGTGCAAACAGTTGCGGGTTCATCACGCCCTCGTAAATCCGCCCTCTCGGTCTCACCGTGTCCTGCCAGTAACTCAGCCGGTGCTCGCCCGCCGTCGCATAGTTCGCCGCATCCTCCAGCATCGTCTGCGGGATCCCGAACGCCATCGCCACGTTGTGCCGCGCCTGGTTGTTCAGCTCTTTCATCTCCAGGTCTTTCGGCGGCGGCGTCAATACCTGCGGCGCAACCTTCCCCCGCAGCGCCAGCACCTTCCACGCGTTTCGGATCCCGCTCGCCATGCTCTTGAACCACTTCTCGACCCGCTCGGTCTCCTCTTTCCCCGGCGCATACTCGAACCCCAACAGCGTGACCGGCATCGCCCCATTCTCGAAATACCGCCCCGCGAACCGGGTCAAATAGCGCAGCAGGCGCGCATCTTCCAGCGCCACGTTCGCCGCCGGTGTCCCCGGCCCCACATCGTTCGTCGGGTGATACTCGTGGAAATACACCACCTTTTCCTCTGTCCACGGCCCGCTGTTCCCCTCCGCCGTGCTCCCAATGATCCGCCCCCGCTTCCGCTCATAATTGACTTCCAGGTAATTCGGGTTCAGCCATTGCACATCTTTTACGCTTTTCGAGTTCGGCAATTTCAGCCACACCGCAAACCCGTTCAACAGCATCGCCGCCTCGGTCCGCCAGATCAGCTCCGCCGGATCGACGATAAAAGGCCATTCCACCAGCTGCGACCCCCGGTACACATGCACCGGCACACTGCTGATCGCATCGCAGCGCAGTTTGACCGCCCGGTAAATCAATGGCACAAGCTGATATGCGTCCGCGCTCGACGAAACCCGATCCTTGCTCAGCTCATCATCGAACCCCCGCAGCCATTGGATGTTCATGATCGACGCCTTCAACCCCGTCTTAGGCTCGACCCATACACTCCTCACCGCGTTTTCCACATCCACCATCTCGCCGCCTATGCTCCAAATAAAATGACCGGTCCGCCAGCCGCCAGCCGGTTGAAAGCGCTCGCCGCCGCATCCACCTGATCGTCGTATTTCCCGGTCGGGAACGCGCACAATTCCTCGATAAATCCATCGTTCCACCCGCCCCGCACCAGCCGCACCTTGCCGCCTTGCGCCGCCGATGAAAACGGCCCCGCCCGCACCTGTTTGTCGCCGCTCAAAGGCTCGAACCGCGCCATGATCCCCTGCTGGGCGAACATCGTATTGGTCGCCTCTGCGCTGTCCTTCCCCGCCGCCCCTGGGTCTTGCTGGTGATACTGGATCGTCTGCGGCCCTTCCCGCCCCAGGTCGAATTTCGCCGTGCTCAGCATCAGCTCGTCCCGATCTCCGGTCGTCGCCCGCACATGCGCCACATGCTCCACGTAATACTCATCTCCATAAGTCCGGCACATCAGCACGCCCGCCGTGTAGTCGCCCTTTGCGCTCGCCGCCTTATCCCAATACCGCACCCGCTCCCGAATCTCCTCCGCCTTCGGTCCGTGCTCCACCACCGCCAGCCAGTCCCGCAAAAAGAAACTCCCGCTCCGGCTGTACGGGCTTTGCTGGTAAAGCGCCTCCCAGTCATACTCGCCCACGTTCACCCGGATCCGCTCCAGGTCTTCCACGTCGTATTTCTCCGGCCACAGCGCCTCGCCTGGCGCTCTCCCCAGCGGGTCTTCCCGATCCACCCACACCCCCTCCATCAACTTCCGCGCCTGGATTGCTTCAAAGTTTTTCTCTGTGCTCTCTGTGTCTCTGTGGTTATCCGCCTCGCAGATCGCCGGTAAACACACCACCACCCACCGGTCAGCCTTCGGGTCCGCCGCCATCGCCTTCAACAACCGGCCCGCCCAATCATCCCCGTGCCACCTGGTCAGCGAGCCGACCACCGCCGCCCCATCCTCCAGCCGGGTGTAAGCCGTCGAAGTCCACCACTCCCACACCCCCTCCCGGTTCGATTCGCTCTCCGCCTCCTCCCGGTTCTTGAACGGGTCGTCCACCAAAAACAGATTCGCACCCGACCCGGTGATCCCGCCGCCCACGCCTGCGCTGATCATCCCGCCCCGGTGCGGCGCAGCCAAATCCCAGCTCTTCACGCTCCGGCTGTCCTGGCTCAACTCCACCGGCGCGTCCACGCTCGCCAGATTCCCAAACACCGCCCGGTATTTGCTCGAAAGCACGATATCCCGCGCCGCCCGGCTGAACTTCGCCGCCAGGTCTGCGTTGTACGAAGTCAAAATCACCCGCACGTCCGGCATCCTGCCCAGCACCCACGCCGGGAAATGCCTGCTCATCTGCTCGCTTTTCCCATGCCGCGGCGGTTCCAGGATCAACAGCCGCCCGATCCCCGTCCTCCCCTTCGTGCGGATATACGTCTCCACCTGCTCCAAATACTCCCCCACCAGCCGGTGATGTCTCGCCGGGCGATAATACGGCGCGATATAGCCCGAAAATTCCACCAG